TTACTTAGCTTGCACGGCCGATTCATCAAATCCGGGGATGGTGTTGGCCGCGTCAATTGCTCGTTGGCGCAGCTGCACAGCGTCACTATCAAACTTGCACACAGTACGATTCGGGTCATTGACATATTTCACCACATCACGATAAACGGTACGGTAAATCACTTTGGCTTCGGCGTTCGCCGTCGCCGCCTTCTGCTCGCCAGCAGCAACCGCTTTTTCCTGTTTTGGCAGTCTGGCTTTAGCCTGGCTGTTTACTTGCTCAGAATGCGCGTACCAGCCTTTCAAGTACCCCGCCCAGAAAATGCCAGCGCATACTGTCAGCACCCCCCCCACAATCACCATTTTTGTTTTGCCATTCATTCGTATAACCCCCAGCACGTCAGCGCGCTTTCCTGATCGCGGCGGTCAACCTGACCGTAGCAGCCATTCTTCTGGCCTTTGGTAAGTCGGCAATCCCGGCCACCGTCGAATACCCACCGGCGGATCTCCGCGCATGCCCCTTTGCGGTCGCCAGCATTCAGCTTGCGGTAGAACGTCGAGGGGAAGCACTTACCCGGCCCGATGTTGTACGGGCAGAATGAGGCTATGCCGACCTTCTGCGGTGGCGACAGCGGAACGTGCACATTCTTTTCAACCCACGCCAACGCTTTATCGCGCTCGACGGCGTTTACCTTCTTGCACTGTGCCTCGGTTGCTCTTTGTCCCTTTATGACGCGCTTGCCATCTATGACAGTTACTCCGTGGCACAAAGACCACACACCGCCGGGGTCAACCACGGCCACCAGCGCGTTACCTTCTTTTTCGCTGATAAACTGATCAAACAGCACCGGCGCCGATGCACCGGCGGCCAGAAGCGTCAGCATTGCGGCGCTGAACTTAGCTTTGTTGCTCATAGTCCTGTGCCTTCCGCCGGTCGTCTTTGATTTTGAAATACAGATTAGTGAGGTAGGTAAGCAGCCCAAAAACAATACTGGCCAGAACACCTATAGCCGCCCATTGGCTGGGGCTTACCTTATCGAGAAGTTGCAGCAGCCAGTAGCTGCCGCTGACGGTGGATGTGATATAGGACGTTCCCGCCGCCACATCCGGCAAATTCTTCATTCGCATGCCTTACCCCCGTGGGGATCACTGTGTGAAGTGATGTGAGGGTAAGGCGTTAACCAGGTCGGAATCCCGACCTTTAAGTTTTAGATTCTGTCAGTGCGGCTTTAACCGCCTCTTCAGCTTCCGCAAGTGCATTCCCGCCGCTATACATGAATGCTACATAGTTGCTCCCAGAATCATTTGTCGAGTAAAACGCAACTGCGGTGTTGTCCGTATTTATCTGTACAGATGTGACAGCGATAGCTAGCGTTACGCTCTTAGTTTCTGTTGATAAAACAGAACCTGTTGCTGTTTCAACCATACTTATTTCTATTGACTTCGTTATATGGAATGACATTTTTATCACCACGAGTTTAGCTGATATGAAATTGTACCAAGCAACGTCAGAGTGACGCCAGGGTCTGGCTTATATGTTGTCCCCACGCTATCGGTGACAAATGATATTGTTTGCGTACCGACTTCGACGCGAGCGAATACCGTTAACCCAACTGCCGCGCCTGTTTGAATCACAGTAACAGGTGCTGATGACTGACCAGAAGATGCCGCAGCTGACTGAGATGGCAGGTTTGTGATCTGTATCGCGTTGGCCGTTACCGATGCAGCAGGAATAGTTATTCTGAAATGAACAGTTAGAAGGCCACCATTTATATTATATCGGCCGTTAGCATTTGTCAGGGACACCGGCGTGCCACCAACGGTTACAACGGGGGTAAACGTTTTGTTGTTGTAATAAAACTTCCCTCCCGATGTTAACGAGTAACCATCATTGTCAAAATAAATCGCTGGTTGGATACTGTAGCCGTTATAGAATCTATACCACGCCCTCTCGGCATTAACTACGGTGTTCCATTCGCTGACCTTCCATATTTCATATAACGCGGCATCTTTGCGAATTGTTGTCAGGATTTCCGGTCCCGTCAGAACAAACGGATTCCCATTGTACGGGCTGGTTGGGATTGCACCAGACTGCGTGACACGCCAGCATGCGATATTACCCTCGGTTGACATGCTCGGTAGAGTTGTCTCGGGGCTCAGGGTTTCTGCTCCTGATTCGTAAAACAAGTTTGAGGGCTTAGAGCTATTTAACGAAGTATCTAAGAGTCCAACACGCTCTACGTACGCCTGTTTTACAATATTGCGGTAGAGGTAGTTGGCTGAGCCTGTAATTAAATTAATCGGTACACGTTGTGAGCCAAGGCATTTAAAATCCTCGATAACAACAGAACTGATCGCCCGGTTATACCTGTTTAAAAAACTGATACTGCGCCCAGCGACGCCATTATAATCAGGTAGAGGAGTGGATGATGTGTATCCGTTAGTCAATCGCCCGCCGCTCGCTGTAACTACTGAATTTTGAGAGCGGTAAATATATGCGTTAAACCACGAATCTAATGCCGTATCATAACTTCCCCACTTATGGAGATACTGATAAAAATGATATTTATGGATATAGCTACTATCTACCCAACCTAACAAATAAACATCACCGGCGGGATATGGAGGCAAGTGGTCAGCTGATTGCGTATGATTTCGCTGCGTCCACCATCCGCCGTAAATATCCCCTGTCCAGCAATCCCTGATATGTATAAACCCCTTAAATACGGTATCTTCGCCAAAAATCAGACCTGAAATCCCGCACTGTTCGATGCGCAAATAGTCTTCTGTAGAATATGCACTGATGCCCTCAACAAGACGCCCAATCATAAAGCTTTTAATACAAAGCTTGTGGAGATGATATCTAACCAGCCCACTAACACCTTTATCCCCATGAATCCAAAAACATAGCGGGCCATTATTTGTAAAGGTCGGCTTGATGTAGTTCCATTCATCATCACCCGCCCATTCGATAACTGTACGTTCAGGATCAATACCCTCAACAAAAGTTCCATTAGGGACTTTAAAAGCTGCCTTTATAGTATACGCAGTTTCGGGGGGTAAATTAGCATCTGTTCCAGCATTTATCCATGCTGGATATACCGTACCGTCGTCATACGGAAGGTACGCATCGTATGGCAATGACTTAACGTAATAAGTCCCCTGCAGAATAACCCGTTTGTCATTTTCTGCGGCGTAATCGATAGCTGCCTGAATATAGGGTTGGGCGTCATCTAAAGAGCCAGGCATGAAACCCATCATTTCAGGAGTAACAAAATCAAGACCCCCTATCAGTTTTGCGCCGTCACTGGCTGCCAACTCAATCATTATATCGGCGGCTGATCCAGATTCTGGCAGTACTGCAATAGGATTTCCCAGGTCGTTAAATGCCAGTATTTTATTTTTGCGCCCACCGACTCCAGGCAGCGGAGTAATATCAGATTCTGGAACACGCAGCGTACGTGAAAGATTAGTATTCCCGTTATCCACCACGAATTTTTTAGTAGCAGCATCCTGTTCGTTAACCGGATCGGCTAGATTAGAAACCCTATATCCATTTGCATTAAACGGCCCGCCGCCAAACAAAGGGCGCATCAGCGCAACGCCGAGATATATAAACGCGCGCTGGATTGCCATCCAGAGACGGTCAAAATCTTTGTTAACGGTATCGGCCAGCAGGTCGCCGTTGTCCTGGTAATCGGTGAGCCTGTACGTCGGCGTTACACGCTCAAAAATGACCGTAGCGCCATTGGCCGGCGCGCTCAAAAAAGTAACCTCGCCACCGCCAGTATTACCCACACCAGAGACGGTATAGCCGGACGTTACTTCGTTACCGTTGATTGTCACCTGAATATCGCTGGCGCTGATCAGGTAAAACTCATAGGCAAAGACAGTGGTCAGCCCGTTGGCAGTATAGATGTTATAGGGTGTCTGGTTCGGTACCGACATACGAGGAACTCCGGCGCTAGTAATCTACGGCGACCATGTGATCGCCATCATTTGGTTGCCAATGTTCCCGCGCCTGTGCGGTCGGAATCCCGACCAATTTACCTATACGTACCGGAGTAGAGCTGATAGCCCCGGATCCGGAGTCGATAAAGTCATCAGGCTGATTGGTCAGCGCCGGGTTAAAATCGCGCATCTGGTCGTACATAGGGCCGTCGAGCACGTCAGTGTGCGCCCAAAGGAACCGTGACGACAGCGGCGCTTCGAAGGCATCGAGGATGCGTTTCTGTTTATTGGTCACGCTGAATTCTTCCCGTACGCCGCAGCCGGTACCCTTCAGCGCCTGAATCAGCAATTTCCCGGCAAAGCTGCCGGGGCCGTTCACCTCAACGCATACCAGCGGGATCTGATACTTCAGCACCAGTTCTTTAATCTGCATCACCTGGCCGCCGGTGATTTTGTCGTTGTCGTCGAATTCCGCCAGTTCCCCCGTAAGCCCCTGGCAAACATGCCAGTAAAGATGCCCGCGCGCGTCGGTGAAAATCAGAGAGAACGCCGAGGCGTCAGCTTTAACTTTGCCGGTGGCCACATCCCACCAGGCGACAGCACCAACAATTTGCGTCTGGCCAAGCCACATCGAGCAGGAGCGGTTCGCGTATCGGATTTCAGGCTGGACGTTGTATTCGCGGATACGGTCAGGGTCAAGACGAACCTCGCCAACCGGTTTACTGTGCAGCTGGTACTGGCTGTCCCACTCGTTAATTGTGCGAGTCTCACGACGGCGCTTTGTCATTTCCTCCGGAGTGAACCTTTCTGGCCATTCACAATCGGCGTAACAGTCAACGGTGGTACCGGGAGCCTCGGCAAACTCGATACCATCATCAGTCAGTCGATAATCAACGCCTTCAACAAGCAGCCGCGCGCCAATATGAATACCGACGAAAACATATTCAGGCCGGAACGGTAACGAGTAACGGCTTGCGGTCGCCTTTTTTTCCTCGATACGAAATTCTTTACCGAATAATTTGATGGTCAGACAATCGGCACCCATAGATTCAACCTCATCGTAAAGGCTATCGTGGGTATGCGGCGTGCCGATAAACAGCTTTCGCCCGCCGGGGACAAGAATATGCGTCTGCTCACCGAGGCGATAACGCAGCTTTTCCCGCGCCTCCGGCGTCTGGATATTGCGGGGTACTTCTACATCATCGTTCTGGCATTCATCAGCGCGGGCCGAGGTGACGTTAGAGAGGATCCCCTTTGCGTACATACTGCCGTTACGCATATCCAGCGAGCCGTTAACCCACCACTGCTCAACGGTTCCTTGTCCGTCCGGTAGCATCCCTTTGGTCAGCGGGTGATTGCGTAAAACGTTCTGCGTATCGCGGCTGGTTTTGTACGCGGTGCCGTCAGCTTCAGACTGGTGAAGAATGCGGTACTGGCGGTTCTGGTAATATCGCCATGCGTTATACACCGCCAGAATGGTAGATTTACCAAAGCCACGAAAACAGCGAAGCACCGCGAGATCTCCGCGATGTTCCAGCCAGTGGCAGGCTCGATAATGGCAGTCGGGAACCTCCCACCCCATCCGCTCCGCCCATATGATGAAAAAGGCGACGAATGAAATCATTTTTTCCGCTGCTGTAGGCGTTCGATAACTTCCTGTGCTGCACGTTCAGCGGCAGATACCTGTTGGCCCAGGCGGAATGCTTCATCGTCCGGATCCTCGCCGGGTTTAGGCGTTCCCCCGCGCGTATGCATGCCAATCAGAGAGTGGACTTTTACCAGCAGCGTGAGCGATGCGGCCGCGTTCTTCTTATGCCAGTACCGATCGCCGCGTTCCTGTTTGGTGTGCTTTGTGATTTCCTTCCCTGCCCCCGGCCAGTTGTCCGGATCGGCTTCTTCCAGGACTACGTCTGTAAGCTTATCGCTAAGAGCGGTCAGGCGGGTTTTGTAATCTGAATGCATAAAAAAGCCCCGTGGTTATCCATAGGGCTATGATGAGGCGGGGTAAAGGTCGGAATCCTGACTAATTTATCCCTAATATCCTTTAGCGTAATTATTGTAGGATTCAATCACGCGATTAGCCTTTTCTGCCGTCTCATTCTTAGATTCTTGTATGCGTTTTATATCGCTATTAGCATTATCTAGATATTCCTGAGCACTTCTTACATAACTTTCAACTTGAATTCTGTAGGAGTTTTTAGATAAGTCACTGTTATCATATGGCGGTAGTGGTTCGGATTCGCTAAAGTCAGGGTAACCAGTGAAACCTAAATTGCTTCCCCCGAACACTACCGCCGAAGCGGTGAACGGTAGTAAAAAAACACAGAATGATACTGTTGCAGAAAATATAATTGTACGCATGCTAAGCCCTTTAAATTAAATTTATCAATCAATAAAATTACGCTATTTCATCCCGGGGTCAACCTGATTAATCAGTGGCGCGATCCAGAATAGGTTATTCCCCGGCAGTAATGTACGCACACTATGCAGGACGCGGTCGCCGGCGTCGCCATTAAGCACGCCAGCGGTTACGTCGGTGACCGTATCCAGTAGGCCGAAGGTTGGCCCCAGCGCTGACCCGATAAATCCTCGGCTGGCGTAGCGGGATTGCGTACCGGTACCTAGCAGCGGCCCTAAGCCAAACATCCCGCCGGTAGCCTTCTCCGCCATGTTGTTGTATTCCATCAGCGGGCCGAGAATACCAGATCGATCGATCCCCTCCAGCGCAAGTTTCTGCGGTGTCCAATCCACTTCTTTACCGTTGGCAGACTGTTTTAAAGCGTATGTGAGTGCACCGAGTGCAATCTGAAACGCCGTGCCATAGTAAAACTGCGCGGTACCTTCTGATAAGCCGCCGATTGTCGCCCTGTTATATGATGCCGTCGTGAATGAGCGGAACTGGAACACTGTGCGTCCGATCGGAGAGCTGGCCCACAATGGCGTATCACCTACCCCCGGAGTGATAATGATGTTGTTGGTATCCTTCAAAACTGCCGACTGGAATACACCTGCTGCGTAATCATCATCCCATTTTTCAAAATTGCCAATATGCCAACCATCAAGCACCTCGCCATGCTTACGAAATTGTTCGCTTATGCGCGCGGCTGTAGCCGGACTGATACCCAGTTTCGCAATCCGGGAAGCCGGAGCTGCCCCGGACAGAATACTGTCAGCGGTCACCATGCCGTTAATCGCTTTGTTAATGTCGTTATACTGCCCCATAAGCGTAAGCTTTCCGAACACATCGGTGACGCGGTCTAGCCCAGCTTCAGCCGCGTTCGTACGCGTAGAGCTGTCAACCAGATCAGCCATCAGACGCGAACGAGAATTAAGTACCGTTTCAACCATAACCCCCATCTTTTTCATTTCGCTTTTGTTGGCGGCAAACGCCGGTGACCTGGATATCAGGGCACCATAACCCTTCATCGTTTTACTGAATCCATTGACCATAACGCCGCGGGCGAGATCCGGAATCGCGGAAACCGTCATGCCGCCAAGTTTGGTAACGAAGTTTACGTTACGCATAGCCCGACCAGCGCGTACAAAAAATGATGATGGGTCATCAGGCATTCCGTACGTACCAACTAAACGATCACGCATAGCAGTGATATCCCGGATATCATTCTCACGTGCTTTAGCTAATTTGGCCTGCTCCTGAGGACGCGCCCGCATCAGTTCGTCATATTCATCCTGTATAGCCTTAAGTTGGGACTCAAGGTTGCGGTTTCCAAAAACGCGGGTTAATTCGATATCCGGAGAGGCCTCCCGGATATGCCGCTGCAATACATAGTTAGCGTCACTCTCCAGATAATCGCGCATCATATTATCAGGCAGATTTAAAGTACGCTGCCGTGAGCTTCCAGGAACTTTGACGGTAAAAACGTTCGTAAAATCCTGGGGGATTTTTGCGCCAACGATTTTATTTATCGTTGCGTCTGCGGCGATCTCCGCATCTTCTCGTGACATAGCGGAAGGCCCACGCGACCACCAGTTAACTAAAAGATCACGGAATTTATCGCGCTCCTCAACAATTTTCCCCACTCTGTATACCCGAGGGAAATAACTGGTCTGCCCCAACGCTTTTAGCTCCGCATCAGGCGGTAGTAAGCCAAGATCCTGCTGAGCAACTTTCACCCTGTCGACTACCTGACGCAATGCACGCGCGGCATCCTGAACAGCAGCATTACCGTGAATGTCTCCATTTCGCATGGCGTCGCCGACTTCTTCACGGAATCGGGTGTAATTGAGATCGCCGCCATCAGATTTATATTTGGCATACGCCTGCTTATTGGTGACCACTACTGCGGCCTCCTCTCTCCTCCAGCCACGCACGCGGGTTTCAGCCGCAACAGGGGTCTCAAATCCGCGTTGGTTACCCCGCAGCGCAAAGTTATTTTCCGCCAGTTCCAGCGCCGTGATTCGAGCGTTACGCGATGGCGACGAAATGACCCGCGATATTGGCGTCATATACCCGCCAGCCTTCAACGCGATATCCGCCGCTTTTCCCCCATCAAGCGTGAGATCGTCAAGCGTTGCCTGTCTGATCTGCATCGCACCGACACTACCACCATCGGGCAGGCTATCCATCCCACGATTAATAGCGTTAGCCATGCCGACATTTTCCAGCGCATCAGCCATTTCCCGTGTGGCCGCTGTTCTTACCGACGGGGTGATCATCGCGCCAGCAGTGGCAAAAATACCGCTGAACATAGCGCCTGCGGCAATGTGTGCGGCACTCTCTCCGGCGGTTCTGGTGTACTGCTGCTGGTTCAGCGCGACTTCGCTAATTGCGGTACCAGCGGCGCCAATGGCGACCTGCGAACCGATACGAGCAGCAAGGGTGCCCTGCGCGCCGGGGATAAACATCGATGCGACTGTGACGGGGTCGATAACCCCGGCGGCTATACTGGCTAAAGTTCCTTCAGCACCTGCTTCAGACAGCACCCGGCGGTCTTCGTTTTCATCGTCTATCTGGTTTTTAATCCACGCGGTTTCCTCTGGGGATTTTGAATCAGCGAAGGCAGATCCCCATTGTTCGTACCCCTTTAGTTCGTTTTTATCAGAATAAGGGTTATACCCCTCTGCTGGCTCGAACTGTTTAGCCGGGCGGAACACTCCGGCCAGCAGGTTATTCTGGCGAAAAGCGGCATCCCATACAGACGGTTGCTGTTGCAGCGGCTGCGGGTTAGTTCCTTCAGGCAGAGAGACATCAAAACCAGTTGGCGCCTGAAGAGCATTATCCATTACGCTCGGTGGAACATCAGATTGCGGATAGATCGGCATTATTCATTGCTCCATGAAAAGTAGTTTTTAACCCGGTTCATACGGTCATCGTGCAAACGCTGATATTGCTCATCGAGCGCACGGTGTTTTTCCTTAAAGCCTCGAATATCTTTCCCGCGTGATAATTCCTCTTCGCCTTGCCGTTCCCGCTCCTGCTGCATTTTTTTATATGGTTCCCAGTCTTCCAATGACGGTTTCCAACGCATGAGGCGACCAAATTTATCGTAATATGGCTGTACGCTCTCGTTACCATCTTTATCTTTCATGCGTACCATAATGGCGTAATCGCCGTTACGCGTGGTTAAAACGTCAGGGGTAATTTCCAGTTCACCACCGATTCGGGATTCAGGTGTATTTGATGTAATAACAGGGGCTGAACCTGATGTAATTCCTAGTTGGGTCGGACTGGTTTCAATTTTTTCTCCACGTTCGCCATAAGTCAGACGCTCTTTTTCTTCTTTCCACTGCGCAGCCTGCCAACCAGACGGCCCGTAGTTATAGAGCGCTTCAGGCGCGTATTTCATAAACTGGGTGCTGCCATTTACATCGCTAAGACTCCAGGTACGGGCGATCTGGGTATTGGTCATCTTTTTGGCAACATCGGCATTACCACCCGAGTTGCGATAATTGATGTCATAAAGTGACTGGTAATCGTTACGGAAATTGACGGCGTTAAGATTCTGGTCATCTGCTGCAGGACCGCCAAAGCTGTACCATGGTTTCATGCTGCTGACTGCGGAATCCATCGCGCTGGCACGCTCTTTTTTGTATTCCTTCGTGCTCTGCGTAGAAGACAGTTGCGATTTCAGGGCGTCAGTCTGGTTATAAGTAACGTTCTGCGCCTGCTTCACTGCTTCGTCTGAAGCCATACCGGAATCGGTCAGTTGCTTAACAGTCAGATAGAAGCTCTGCATATCCTTTGGCATATCGCCCACTGAGGCAGGATCTGTTTCGTACAGAGCGTTAAATAAGGTCGAGCCCTGCTTCACCACATCGGGACTGCTGGAGCGGGCGATCGCATTCAGTTGTGATGTAACTTGCGATGGGATAATGCCCGTCTGGTTAACCTGCTGCACGATAGCGTCGTGAGTGGTGGCGTCGTTAATGCGGAAGTTAAGCGCCGATGGTGTATTGTCCGCCGCCTTCTGCATGGATTTGTTGCTCGGGTCGAGTTTCTCGCCAGAGATCAGCGCATCGTTGAAGCGGGTAGCATCACGCTGCGCCTGAATATTGGCGTTGCTCTTCTGCACCAGCGCACTAAGTTTGCCATACGCATCGAGTTTCAATGCGTAATCCGGGTCGTTTGCCTGCGGCTTCACTTTCGCCAGTTCGGCCTGCTGCTCTGCCGGGGTGACGTACTGGATAGCCTGGAAGGTTTTGGCGCTCTCGATCGCAATATCCAACTGCTTTACCGCTGTCTGCCCCTGCTCGCCGTACGCAAACAAAATGGTGGAGGCGTTCGGCATAGCATCCGGCACCTCGCCGTTATATAGCTGCGCCATCGTATTATTGAGAATCGGGTCAATCTGCTGGCGCAGCGCCGTACGCTGCTGGCGGATCTGCGATTCAGCGATACTGTCGATTTTGTTTACTGCTACCGGGTCGAGACCGGTTTTATTTTTGTTGTAGCGGGACAACCAACCGCGCGTTTCTGCGGGCAGTTGCTTAACGAAATCCGCCATCGAGATTTCGCCTTTGCGCGGGTCGCCCACTTTGGCGATCAGTTTATCGACGTTACCCATCCCCCAGTTATATGCAGCCCCGGCCAGTGGTTCTGACTGGTATTTTTTACTGAGCTGCCCGGCATAATCGCGCGCCAGCTGCGCATGCTGCACAGGATCGTCAGGGTTGTATTCAACGCCACGTTTAGCCGCCAGTTCCTTCCCTGTGTCCGGCATCAACTGAAATTCACCCTGCGCGCCAGCGGGTGATGTAACAAGACTGCCGTCAGCATTGCGGTGCTTACCGCCGGATTCCACCAAGCCAACAGCGCGCATATCGAGTTCGCCAGTGCTGCTGTTAATCAACGTAAAATCGCCATTCAGCCAGCCAGTGGGATTTGTCACTGCATAGTTCTGCGCGCGCTGCTCCAGCGCTTTCTGGTTCGCTTCTGATACCGCCGCATCGATGCGTTCCTGCGCCCATCCGCGCGCCTGGCCATACATCTCGATCGAATGCTTACGGGCGCCGCGTATTAGCTCCGCCTGCATCGGATTATCGTATGCGCTGGCCTCTTGTTCGACGGAAGTGGTCACTGTCGCGTTAAGCTGCTGGCGTTGGGCTTCCTCGGTCTGCGCACGCTCGAAACCGCTATAGGTGCTTGTCCGGCGTACCTGCCCCGCTTTCCACTGAGCATCAAAATAGTTTAACTGGCTGGGCGGCACGCGCTTGCGCGCTTCCTCGTAATCGCCAGCGTCAGCCTTATCCATATCGGTGACCACACCGGACGATTTAAAGCCCTGACGCGTAACCGTGGCGCCCGTCTCCGGGTTTTCCCAGCGGTCATTAGATTTAGCTTCCAGATCGGTCAAAATAGCCTGTGTGGCTGCCACATCGGCTTTATCCTGCTCATGCTGTACTTGTTCTGCTACCTGCCCTGTAGCGGCTCCAAAACCAGACACCGCATTGCCGATAGTGCCTACATTGCTAACAGCGGCACGCGTCTGCTGTGCCTGCGGTGTCACATTACCAAAATTACCCGTTGGAATTCTCACGTCACTTACTCCGCATATAAACCGTATTTGCCTGTTTTTGCTTTTTTCCAGCCGCTGTATGCAGTACCGCCAGCACTAAGTAATGAACTGCCAGCACTAATATTTCCCGCTGTCGCCGCATTACTGCCGCTGATCCTGTCGGCTTGTGCCTGCGCCTGCAGGCGATTAGAAGAATTCACGCCATTAAGGATTGTCTGGTAGGCGTCCTGCTCCGCATCCCCGGTAATACCTGACGTGACTCGCAGCGCCGTTCCCTCCCCCGTCTCAACGCCTGAAGCTGCCAACGCAGCATTGGCGGCGGATGCCTGCTGGCGACCGGCTTTACGAATACGCTCCGCTTCAACTTTCGCCGCTGCTTTTGATGCTTCGGCGTCGGCTTCAGCTTGCGCGGCCTGATAGTTCGCCATTTTCTTTTGCTGCTGACCGCTGGCCACTGCCCCGCCAGCAGCGAGAACCGAAGAAGCCACCAGGGCGATTTCAACACCTGTACACATCGTTAAATCTCCATCGAATAAAGCAGCCCGGTACGTTGCAGACCGAGGCGGGAATAAAGCTGGCCAGTACGTTCGGCATGGACGCCCGTGGTGATCCCCATGTTGATCACTGCGGCGCCGTGTTCTTTCGACCATTCGATAAATGCGCGGGCCAGCCGTGGGCCAGCACTGCCTCCCCGGTACTCCGGAGCGACGAACAGGCCATATTCAAACGCCATCAGCTGGCGGGAAAAAAACTGCTCCGCGATGCCGCCGCCGAGCCAGCCAATCACCTGTCCATCTTTTTCAGCCACCAGCACGCAGCCGGCAGCGGAATAAATCAGGCTTTCAGCCAGTTCCGCGCATTTGTCCGCATCAAAGGGTGAATTTTCGGAATAGCGGGATTCCAGATACATCCGGGTTCCCAGTTCGATAAGCGCCGGAATGTCACCGGCGGTTGCATTACGGATCATCATTAGCCCCCGTTGCTGGAGAACGTGAAAATAATGGCCAGCAGGTGAAAAGGCAGCGGCTGGCGTTGCTGAATAATCAAGGTGTCTTCCCCGCGCTCCCAACCGAGCTTCCCGAAATAATGATCACCGGTGAAAAGCGGTGCTGGCTGGTTAAGGATTTTTGGGGCGAAGGTACGGAAGGGGATCACCTGACCGTTGCACTCCGCGCCGGTGGTTTCCATAAAGCGCAGCGTGACTTCACTGGTACGCTTGCGGGCGTTCTGCGTGGTGCCTTCGGTCGTTGAGATTTCCGGCGTCAGCGTCTGGATGGTGGTTTCGTAATGCAGGCCCACTTCGATTTTTTTCGCTTTGCGGCTGAGTGTGATTTGCCCGCCTGTTACCGTTGCCTGTGGCATCACGGAACCATCGGCCACTACATCAACCGTTTTTCCATTGAGGTGAGAAAGGCCTGTCCATGTGGTGGCACCTTCTGAACTGGATCCGGTTACTGCGGAATCGGTATTCAGTGTGCTGTCGAATACTTCAACATAGCGAACGGTCTGGCCGTTAACTTCCCGGCGCACCAGAACATAAATCACATCGTCGCTTTCTGAGGGAATACTCGCCACCGATTCAAAAACGCCATCGGTGATCTGGCGTGACCATGCGACTACATCCTGCGCCCGGTCTATCCCCATTGTGACCAGTACGCCATCGGCGCGGATCAGCCACACGAACGCATCAGGCTGTTGCTGATACGCCATATCGAGGACGCCGCCGGCTGTGATGTGTTCGGCCAGCACCGTTAAATCGTTGGCGGAATAAGAAACGTAGCTGTCGGGGTCATACGCCACGGCATACAGTTTTTTCCCGGCACGCTGGATAAACATAATTTCGGTACCGACACGAACCGGGCGAATGCTGTTGCAGCCGTACGGGCTGGGATTTTTTACCGAAATATTGGTGGGAGTGATTGCCGCGTCGCTGCCAGCGGTGATCGTAAACTCGCCGCCGTACGTCAGCGCGATAAGCGTATTCATCTGCGCAAGATGCACAATCGGGTTTAGCTGGTCAGAAGACAGCGTAAAGCTGATCGCGTCGTCGTCGTCCGTTCCCAGCTCAAACGACAGGTAAACGCCGGTTTCGCTCCACCAGATTGTTTGCGGGTACTGCGGGGAACCGGCCAGAACCAGCCGCTGCTGGTAGAGCGTCACCGCGCCGGGATAGCCAAATTCCTCCGTCCAGACAGTATCTTCACGTGTCCAGGCTCCAGGGGATGCCGCCTGCGTCGCGCTTAAATCGGTGCGGATGGTGCCGACGGCAATCTGCGCGCTGGTGATGCTCTTAATCAGCACCAGACCGCTGTTAATGCGAACGTACGAACCAACGTCCTCCGCTACCCAGCCGGTGCCAGTAAACGCGGGGGAATCGTCATCATCTGCGGGTTCGGCATCACTGAGCGTCAGCGTGATTTCTGAGCCGACGAATTCTTTAACCGATGGCTTACACCATTTCTCCGGCGTGTCGCGGATTTCGTCGAATGGCTCCACGATAAACGGCGCGGCTTCCAGTACCCAATCAGTTTGCCCCTTACGCTGCAAGCGATGCGGCGGGACGCTCTGGTGCACTAAAAACATCGTGTCAGCGCCCTGCACGTAATTCACCTCAGACAACATATCGACGGTGTACGGGCTGGCGATTTCATACGGGGTATTATCGTCGTTTACCAGCTGCCGGCCGTTCTGGTAGATGCGCAGGTACCCGTCGCCGAATTCGAGCATGTACGCCTGCGAGCGGTTAAAGACGTAGGGGATCAGTCGTGCTGTCCGGTCACCATATTTAGCAGCAGCTGCAAAGCGCGTACCCGGTCGGCGAACAACGCCGCCCTGCACCACGCACACCGCGTTTTCGATAATTTTTGCACCGTTGGCATAGCGGGCGATATCAACACGCCCCATCAGGCGCGGGGAAATTTCACCCGCGGTAAAATTGGTTTTTATCAGGTTCGCGCGCATCAGAACCTCGATTCATAAGTTGGATAGCCGTCCAGCGTTTCCGGCGGTTCTTCCTGTCCGTCGATTGATTTGGCCTGGCGAAGAAGGTATGCAGCTTCCTGCGTCAGACTGTCGCGCAGACTCGCGGAGCCGGTGACGGCGTACGCCAGCTTTGCGGCCATGAACGCTTCGGCCAGATTGACCAGCGACGAATCCCACGTCGACTCATCCTCGTTACGAAACAGGTAGCGCAGATAAATTACGTTCTGATTCGCCAGCAGGCGGTTTCCTTCAACGCGGTACCCGATATCCTCATACTCACGGCCAACGGACAGGATCCGGATTAAATCGCCCGGCAGCGGGAACTGGTAGCCGAAACCAAACGCGGGCGCGGTGCTGGACGGTGAGAGCACGACTCGTTTTACCGCGCAGTTCCACGGATGTTTTCGCAGCAGGTCATTGCGTACGGTAGGGTAAATATTTGAGCACAGGCGGGCATGTTCGGTCGCTTCGTCGAAGCTGTTAATGGGATGGGCGCCGAGCGCCAGTAGTGCGTTAGAACAGATAGAGATACTGGAAGCCATAGCCTTACCTCAGATGAAAAAAGGCCGGGAGGGATCCCCCGGCAAAGGTACCAGCGGCTTTATGCTACAAAATCGATGGCAACGACTTTTTTCTCGTTGGCGCGGCCAGCACCATAAGACGCATCAACGGAAATCTGGATGGTGTTATTTTTATCGCGGCGCGGGCCGATATCGACGTTGTACTCGGCACCGGTACCGAAATGCACAGCGGATTTACACCAGGCTGCTGCGGTTTTGGTGGTGACGCTTTCGGCGGTCACAGAGTCCAGTTTCTCGTAAGCCAGCCATTTAAAGCCCAGCCAGTTACCGTTCACCGCACCTTCCTGAAGCATTTTTACCGCCATAAAGTCGGCGCTGGTCAGCGTGGTATCGCTAAGGATCTGCGTCAGCATGTCGGCGTTGTACGTCATGTACAGCTCTTCACCGTTCTGCTCGTCACACTCGTTACGGCGGAACATGGCTTTTGCTGCGATCAGCTTGGCTTTGGTCATGCCGGTACCACCAGCAACGATTTTCTGCGAGGCCGGGAGGGTAACGGATGCATACGCGCCGTTGTTCTCAGTCTTACGCAGTACCGCATCCAGCAGCGCGCGGTAAATCACATCGTCTTTTTTGCGGTTGGCAGCGGACAAGGTAAGCTGCAAATACGGCCCCTGCGGATCGGCAATCAGCTTGCGCAGGTCGCGTTTCTCGACCGGGACGAAAACGCCGTAGTCGGCCATCAGCGCATTACGGGTACCGGCTTCCGGAACATCCCAGACGGTATCACCGAAACGCGTGGTGATCTGGGTCATCTCAATGGTACCCATATCGTTGATGGTGAACGACGCACCGGTGATGCTGCCACGGTCATGGACAGCCGCTTGCAGGCGCGAATCCTTTTGCTGTGCAGCAATTTCGAAAGAATCATGAAACTGCGTAACAAACGCAGCGGTGATCATGTTCTTGTTTGCATCAAATGCCATAATAATCACTCCAGAAAATATCGCCTGCGGGGTGTCGGTTTCCCGGCCCAAATCAGCACAATGCGGTTGGCGCTGGCGCATTGCGGGAGAAATCAGGTATCCGGCGTCCCCGCCGGGCTGGTTATGGAGTGATTGTTATCGAGGTGCGCGGTCGGAATCCCGACCAAATAAAAAAGCCCGCACATTGGCGGGCAAGGGTTGAGATGTTACGGAACTATTAACCTTCTAATGCGCGGCGACAGTCGTCTTCGTTTTCCCATACGTCAGAACGCTCATCATGCAGACGCTGTTTCAGCAAATAACCTTCCAGCATCCAGATTTTATTCACCGCGTTGTCGCGAGCGATTTTTCGCCCGATTTCAGGGTCGAAGTTTTCCGGGCTGGCGCAGGCGCTTTCACCGGTGACGGTGAAGCCGTTCTTTAACACCAGAACGCAGAAGGTCAGCAAATCAGTCGATTTATGCGCCGTCCAAGCTGCACCTACACCCATGTTGGCAGCACGAATACCATCATAAGCTGTAAAATAATGCTCTTCGAGAATAGTGGTCTCAATGTGCTGCGGAGTAATGCGCGGCGCGGTTAAGTCTTTAGCCTGTATTTGCTGTTCGATATCTTTGTCGCTCATTGGTCTTTCCTCTGAATTTAAATGGTTGTTGGTAATTAAACGATTTGCCAGTCTTCTGCCAGAACATCAGTCTGACTCGCCAACCACGGAACAAACTTATCGTCAGCAGTCTTCATGCCGATCCAAGGAGCACCGTCGAGAGCCTCATACTCAAACGCCACTTTGTCAGCGATATCGGCAGGAACTAACTTGAGCCACATTCCTTTTCCATTCCAGCCAGCGCGGGCAACTTTCTTACCCTGCTTGAGCGCTTCAATGGCAAGGCAGAAACTTAGCCCTGATACCGGACGGTAAGCCTTTTCGAATACCTCTTTGGGGCTCCAGCTAACATAGCCATCAAAGCGATCGGTGTTAGGTTTTCCGCCGTCCAGATATTCAACCAGATAGCCTTCATCCGCGCCGTTCTCGTCGGCAGGAAGTTGCCAGCCGCGAAAATCGTTATATGCCTGGCGGGTCATAGGGAACGCATTAATTAATTTGACGCCAATATGTTTAGTCATTGGTCTTTCCTCTGGTTAAGTTGTCGTGACATGTCACGCTACAGTTTGATCGCCGAAACGCCTTTCGTAGTACGCTCGAACTCTTTTAGAAACATTCTCATGGTCGGCGTGTTTCGGGTCCATATACGCCGGAGACTTCATCAGGTCACGGATTGATTGCTGCTCTTCAAGATTCACATCACCGCCCGCTGGCGCATCCTCCTGCATTTCCGCGCCGATTTTCGCTAGCATGCGGATCACCATCGGGTTATTGCCGATTTCATCCATGCGCCCTTTGTCGCTGTCATCCGCCAGAGAGTTAAACGCCCGGAAAGCCAGACCGATGTTTTTATTAAACTCGGCGTCAGTTTTCCACGTCTCACGCAGTTGCGTGGCGGCAGCTTCAGAATCCAGCGCCGCAGCACCGTTAACCAGTTCGGGGGCCAGCTGTGCATATTCGCCCAAGATGAAACCCATCTGATCGTTGGTGATGCCTTTGGCATGCGCCGATTTCATGAAGGATTGCATGCGCGGGTCGGCTTTGAATTCGTCCCACTTGAAGCCCTCGACCTCTACCTTTGGCGCATACTCATCAGCAGTTTTCGGCGGCGTGTCCCCGCTCCCCATGCGCTTTTCAAGGTGCGAGTAAGCATCCGCCAGTTTGCGGGCTGAGCCTTCAACGTTGAGTTTTCCGTCATCGCCCATAACGCGATATTTTTCAGGTAGCCAGTCATCCGCGCCTTGTTCGCCCGCGCCGGTGCTGAGGATCGAAGTACCAGCAGGAGTACCGCCGCCCGGATTTTGAGTACCATCGCCATTACCAGCATCATCCCCTCCTGCGTTACCTGCTGGCGCTTCTGCGCCTGTTTCGGTGTTCATGAATAAATGTTTAAACTTCCACATCGTCGTTTACTCCGTCTGCTTTGTTGATTTGCATCAGAATGAAATCGAGCACGGAACGCTGTCCGGCCCGGTAACAGGTTTCGCGGTCGCCTTCGGTACCGCCTTTGACATATGCCTCACGCCCGAAGCGGCGCGTTAGTTCTTCCATTACCTGCGGCCCGCCAGGCATTTCCTCGAAAATGCGCCGGTAGTCTTCAGGGGTTACGTCTTTTTTGATCATTGGTTGCCCGCCAGTCGTTGTCCCATAATTGCGCCTGCTGTCTGCCCTGCTGCGCCTGCGGCTTCCGTCCCGGCCTGCATCAGCATCTGCTGTTGCGCCTGCTGCTGTTGCATCTGCTGGCGCTGCTGTCGAAGTTGCTCGACCGCATCAGCGGAGCGCATAACTTTTGCAGGAACGCCAAGAGCCTCGCCGACAACCTTGCTCGCCTCGTCGCTGTCCATGTTGTCCAGTACATCGGGGTACGCCTGCGCCAGCTGCATGATGTTCTGGCCGTAGCGCTCGATGGCGGTCACATCTTCCAGCTTCTGCGCGCGGGCCAGCGGGGAGATATAACGCACGTTAAAATTGGCGCTCTGGATACTCTCGGGGGCGGGAGGGAAAACACCAGCGCGGAACGCAATACCGAAGCAGCGCTCCACCAGCGGTTGCAGGTATTCAGCCTGGAAACGGCCATAGACCGGGCCGAGCAACTGGCGGATCAGCGCGACACGCACATGCACTTCGGTAGCGGTCATCGCCGGGCCATCCTGCGGTTGCAACTGGTCGGCCATCATGATTTTGCGGATAGAAGCCTGCAGACGCTGTTCAGCGGTAAACGCCACGTTGAAATCTGCGCCGGTGAGCAACGGTTTCATGCTTTCGGTGCTGTTCGCCACGATGATGCGGCGCGGGCCGACTTTGACCGTGTGCGGGTTGAGCACGCCGTCATCCTCAGCAATCCACATCCCGGAGATAGCCAGATCCTGCGCGGCCTTCTCCATGCGTTTGGTTTCGTTCAGCTCTTTGCAATCCGGCAGCGCGTCGTATACCGGGCCGATGCCGTAGGAGCCGCCGGGGATTTTCATCCAGCGCGGGACACATACAGGGAATTCGTGATAGCCGGATTCACGCACGATACGTTTGCCGCTCACTTCCACGTTGAACGATGCAAACCGCATGTTGCGCGCCAGCTTCGCATTTACGGCGTAGGTATCACGCGGAAAAATACAGTGCAGAAAATCAAATTTATCGTCGGGTTTGTTTTTTGCAGCATCGCGGATTTTTTCGCTTACCTTGTCCGCGCCGAATTCTTTCACTGCCTGTTCAGCGGTGAGCTGATAGCAGCGATATATCGTATCAACGATGCCGTCGCGACGTGTGGAGGTCACAAAGCATTGCGCCAGCGGCCACTGCTGGAAGGTAAATCCGCCCTCTTCCTTGTCCTCATCGACGTACAGCGCGAACCAGCCAGCACAGACCACATCGAGATTGGCCTCGTACCCTTCCGCGTCAAAGTTAGCGGCGTGGATATTTTCCCATACCAGCGTTGCACAGGTGGACAACCACGCCTTAGCGTCATCAGGCAGTAATTCGCTGTCGAGGTTCAGCCATTGAGCATTCGCAGGGGTCATCCCTGACATGAGCGCAGACGCCAGCATACGGGCGCTGTCGGTAGCGGTGCCGTCGAGCAGCTTTGCAACCTTATGCTTCGCGCTCTGTGCGTCCAGCACCTCAGACGAAAAACCGGCCCCGCGCAGCGGATAGGTGTAGTCGTAGCATTCCCGCCAGACGCTTTCGTGCACCTGGCGATTTGCTTTCAGCGTGTCAGCGCGCCTGATTAACCGGCTGGCGAGTTGATCCATGAATTAAGCCCCTAACGTATTTTTTGCGGCCTGTGCGCCAGTGGACAGCAGGGAAGAACCTGTATCCGTTGCGCCTTCTGCGCCGCTGGCCAGCAGGGATGATCCCTGTTTGCGCTTTTTGCGCGCTGCTGCGTCAGCGTTTGCAGCTTTGGCCGCTGCGTCTGCTGCTGCATCGGCTTCGGCCTGCGGGTCTGACTGAACAACTTTGGGTGCGCTACCACACATAAAATTCTCCTTAGCCCGGAACGTGCCAGCCGTGTTCGGTTAATACCGGCGCACTGCGTACGGGTTGCTTTTTGCCTTCCTCGTTTGTCACCTGCTCCGCTGTGCCGCCAGTGCTTACATCAGTGGCTTTGCGTACAAGGTTGAGGAAATCGAGGCAGTTGGTCAGCGGGTGGCCGATAATGTCGGTGAAGGCGTACTCTTCAAAGCGGGCAACGATCGCAGCGCCCTGCGCGTTGAGCGTGGCGAGAATGGCGTTACGCTCTGCCAGCTGAGTACCATCAAGCAGGGTTGAAACCTTTTGCTGTACGGTCTTTTCACCGCTATCGCTACCCTGCTGCTGCGCGCCGTTCTGTTCAGCAGTAATTAACTGCCCCTCTGTAACGAGCGTTTTTTCTTCCGGCGCCGCTTTTTCCTGCCCCGGCGTCTCAACGATTTTTTTCGGTCGAGCCATTTTTTTCACTCCTGAATTAGTGAGTCGTCATTGTGTGTTGCCCTTCTGGTCAGTTTCCCGACCAAAAACAGGGCGGCGGAACGTCCACCACTGCCGGTAAAGCACAGTAGGGAGTTTTTTACGGTCTGAGCTGGTAGCCAGACACCAGAGAGCAATCAGCGCTTCGCCGTGACCGTGGCGAGGTTCTGATCCAGATTTCCAACCCAAGACGGCGGATTTAGAAACGCCGAGTTCATCGGCGATTTGCTGAGTGGTGAGATTTTTTCGGGTCAGGTCGGTAATGACTCTGAACCAGTCTGTACGGAAGGTGGCGACCAGCGGCATAAATCAGCCCCCTAAACGCGCGCGTGCGCGAACATAGAGAAGAGCAAAATCGCCGCCCGCCAGAATCAAAAAGGAACCTGAACAGAATTTCATGCTTTCCGGACGCGTTGGCCAACCGCATTTTTTAGCGTTATCTGCTGCTCTTAGAGACGGAATTAAATTCTGCATAAGTGTAATTCCTTTACCTCGATAGTTACCTGTTCGAGCAATTCAGTCTCCGTTCCGTAGTTTTCTTCCCATGTTTTTTGCCCAGCGTGGATAGCTACGCCGTGTCCGCCGGTTCTGTGGTGTGGAGGGCAAAGCGGGAGAGTTTTTTTATGGTCGGCGCGCTGGGCTGTACCCTGCCCTTTACGGATGTGGTGAACTTCTGCGGGTGTGGCGCCATAGCCTAGATTTCTGCATACGACGCAACCTAGTGATGCAACGTCTTCCAGCCAGCGTTTATCGTCTTTGGTCATGGCGATATTTCTCAGGCGGCATAGCTGAATAATTGCGAGGCTGCGTTTTCTGCTGCCTGTTGCGTTGGGAAGGTGCGGAATAAAATAAAATTCCAGAGGACGTCTAATACGGATTTATACAGCTGGGAGAATTCTACATCGTCCATTTTGGCGAACGATATGGATTTGGGTTCCTTGCGGGTGGTGCCATCAGGCATCTGGTATTCGGTATAAAAACCAGCTTCGATAGTTACCCAGGAACGGAACGCTTCAAACGATTTAACCGCGCTGATATTCCCGGCGCGTTTTTCTGCCTCATCGCGGAGATACTGATCCGCCAGTTCCTGCAAAGTGTCGGCATGCCCGGCATAGTGGGCCACCAGCTGCACGTAACCACGAACCAGTTTTTTATCAGCTGGCGATATTGCACCGCCGGAAGGTTGCCAGTAGTCAAATCCAAGATTCAGGAGGGCAAAAAATTTACGGTGAAATGCCGGGTTTCTTGCCTGCTTAAAATCTGCATACAAAATACCGCCCAGGCGGACTTTTTTTTCTAAAAAATCGCGGGCGTCAGGCGTTGCCGGAATTAATACACCACCGGGTGCTTTTACAAAAGAATACTGCGCCATTGGGTTCCCCTTTAGCGCAGCAATTGTTCAGAATTACATGGTGTTGGGTGTTCAGGCCAACGGGGTAATTATAACATATTGCCGTCTGGTTTGATAATGGTATAACCAGTCAATTTAGCTAATTCAAACAACGCGTTAAGTGTCGCTACGTGCTCATCGGGATGGACGATTCTCGTCTTTTTAATCTTCCCATTTTCGCACGTTATCAGTACATCACCATCGTCGGGGAGAAGGTCTCCTGCGTCTTTTTTATCAACCACTACCTCTCCCTCAACAACAATACTGTATAAAATTACAGTATATATACTACCAACTGACAGTGAGAGCAAATTTTTAAGAGCACGAATCGTTAAAAATCAACAATAAACCTCAAAATATCCGATTGAATTCAAAAGAAAACCGCCATTTGTGACGGTTCTGTTTTGTCTGGTATGGTTGTTCGCTATGCTGACAGTTTAGTTTCGTGCCACCCTCGCGTTACCCAGCATTGCGAATCACCAACGCACGGGCAGGAGGTGATCGGCAGCGACTCACCGCACTTTCCACACAGGCGTTTGCTGATCGATTTGATGTGGCCAGTAAGCCGCGCATCATCCTGACGGATCAGCATAGCGATGTACTCAGCCAGTTCGTACGGTTCACGCCCCGGACGCCGGGCGGCGCAGTTACGCGCCAGCATGTCCAGTTCCTGAACATCGAGAACCAGCTCAATTTTGCGGTTGCCGGCGGCAGATTGCCGCGCCCTCTGCGCGGCTTTACGTTCTGCGGATGATTTAGCCATTAACCACCTCAGTTAGCTGGATAATCGTTTGATTGCATGGCGGAGCATAACTTGTGCATACAGCGCCGGAGCAAGCACCTGCGGCATTTTAGAGTAGCCCGCGCCAGAAAACAGGCGGCGAATTTCTTTAGGGGCAGCGCGCAGATTATCGATATTGTTATTATTAAGATCATTATCCAGATGTATAACCGAATAACCGGTCGGTAATTTTCCATGTACGCATTCATATACGTATACATCGAGTCTAATTTTCTCTTTATTAACAGTGATGTATTGGGGAAGAATGCGTTTCCGGCCTTTAGGTTCGCGAGTCCATCCGCGAGCTATCTTTACATCCTTGATATTGTCAGGTTTTTTATCGGTACCGAATCGCCTGTTGAACCGTTCTGTTAGTTCAGCATTCGTTAGATTCCTGTTGGCATAAATGAAAGTTAGCTGCTCATCGGTATAGCGCGGCTCAATTAAAAACTGCTTTCCTAACCCATGAGATTTGCACCAGATACGGATAGCGCCCACGCTCTTATTTGTACCAAATTGAGCGTTAAACATTTCAGTTAATTCCCGCGCAGTGGAGCTTTTGATATGCTGCCTGATAAACAACTCCTGGGCTGGAGTGTATTTCTCTATCATTTATCGATCCCCATAATCTTAGGCACATTCCCCGCTGTGCCGTCATAAATAGCCTTCTGAGCATCGAGGGCGACGCGATAAGTGCCCACCATCACCCCAACGATTTCCACTACCGCTTTAGCCCTCGATAACTCTTCCTGAAGCAGTTCGCCTTTGATGTTGGGATCGGTGACGGTTTCCAGCATGGCGAACTGGTGATTCATTAAGTCCTGAATTGTGTTTTTCATGGCTAAGCAACCTCTCCGATATATTCGGCAATGCCCGGCAGCAGCGCCACCGCTGGCGATTCACACTGATTGCCCCACACATCGAAACCATGCGATGACTGGCGGGCGAATAACTCAATACGCGGTACATCGCCCAGCAGCTGCACCAGCTTTTCGCGCACGATATCTGGTTTGCGCGAATGCTCCAGACGCGGGGCTGTAAATGACTGAACGATCCCTGCATCCAACCGGGCGGGTAATTTCCCCTGCACAGCGAAAAGACAATCCTCGCTGTTAGCCCTGGTTAAATGGCCCATTCCCAGGGCCATTTTGTTGGTCTGCCGGCTGTAGCATTTGTTCCACGTAAAGCCTTTCATGGTCATCAGGCGGAATCCCCACGCCTCGACTACCCGCAACGCCTCCAGCGGCTGAGTCGGAACCCACCACATAGCCAGCAGGCAGTTTTCAGCGGCTAGTTCCCAGACCGGGAGACGGCAGATATCGAGCACATTCATGGTCTGGTATTTATGCCCGGCGCCACGCTCGCCATCTTTGGCTTTATCGCGGTACGTCCAGGGCGGATCCGCATAAATCAAGGTGTATTTGTTATTCACGCCAGCACCCCACTACTGCGGAGATATTCCAGCGCCCACTGAGCTACCTCACATCCAGCCCAAATAAGAGCGATAATGACTATCCAGCCAACAACGTTTGCACTGAGTACGAACAGCATCAGCGTCCTGCGGCTGCAATGCATAAAATCAGGTGTTGAAAATTTCATGTTCGCTTCTCCCGCCAAAAATTTAATCTCGCTTTGAAAAACTCCCGGTAGCTTTCCGGCGTCGCTGCAATCTGCTCTACGATGGCCTGTCGAGTAACTTTCTTCTCGAACAGCTGGCGTATGAGTGCCGAGGCGCGCATATCGTAGTGCTCTTTGATCTGGCACTCCTGCGGCCATTTGGCGCGATTGAGCGGTAAGCCGGGCGGCAAGTAATCTGATTGCCCGGCCATGCCTTATGCCCTCTTGTTCTTCGCTGACTCGATGTAATAACGGGGATCGACGCTGTTAAGCGTGAAGTGAACCACCGGCATATCGTCGTGACGGGTGATACCCACATAATTCGACATGAACATGCCGAACACGCGATCGTGAAGTTCTTTAATCGTCACCAGACAATCTGGATAGTGCTTCTGGATTAATGCCAGGATGCACTGGTAAGAAAGCGTTTTGCCTTTCATCACGGATACCAGTTGCTGCGCTGTGACGCCCCCTGCGTCCTGCTGTTCGTCGCTGGCCCGCAATGGGCGGATACTCTCCAGCACCAGACGGTGACGGCCAATACTGCCGACGCGCTGACCAGTTTTTTTATCGAAATGCTCATTAGAGCCAGCAGACCAGACGGTAGCGCCTTCACTGAGGCGAACGCTTTTTTCACCTCTGGAATAAATCACGGTGCCGATATGGGTTTTGCGTCTGCGGCCGGAAACCGTAGGGGCGATAATTTCACGCTTAATCGGTTTTTGCGGGGTGATGCCGGGTACAGGGGCCGGACGTGGCGCCGCAACGAATACGGAACGGCTGCGGGCGCGCGCGCCGGCGTTCATGCGCCAGAGAATAACGGGGAGCCAGTTGCAGCCATCATCCGGTTTTACTGGTTTTGGGTAATTTAAATTCGTGGTCATTGGTCTTTCCTCGGTTAAATCGCGCTGGTCAGGCGCGGTTAAAATGCATCGGTATTGAATTTCTCAGAGTATTTACGGGGTTGTTTCCGGGGTTTCGCGGCCTCCAGTTGGATACGGGTTTTCTCTTTGCCAACATGCTGATCCATAGACAGAAAGTGTCCGTTTTTAAATTCCTGATAAATAATTGCGCCTGCGGCGCTGAAGCGGCTTTTACCCAGGATAATTTCAGCGACGCCAGCCGCCGGGCTTTCCGGGTTGTAAACCTCATCGCGGTACAGAAACATGATGCTGTCGGCGTCCTGCTCAATGGAACCGGAATCGCGCAGGTCTGACATGACCGGGCGGCGCTGGGCCGCCGGGCGGGAATCCACGGCGCGGGAAAGCTGGCTAAGCGCGAACGTCGGCGTATGCAGGCGCATAGCCATAGTTTTTAGGTTTCGGGATATGTGGGCGATCGCGAGGTCGTTACGCTCTGCCTTCGGTTTTTTAATCAGGCCAAGGTAATCGACAACGATCATCGCCAGATGCGGATACCGGCGCTTATGCGTTTCGGCAACGGCGCGGATTTGCTCAATCGTCAGATCGGTAGCGTCAACGATCCAGATATCGCGCCCGTTCATGGTCTCCATGGCCGCGGTAAAGCGCGCCCAGTCCTCGTCCTGCATATCGAGGGGATTACGCAGGCGTGACACTGACATGTTGCCAGAACCCGCCAGAGAGCGTTCTACGATTTGCGCAGCGGCCATTTCCATGCTGAATATCAGCGCACCACCGCCGGAAGCGGTAACACCATCGACAATCTTCAGCGCAAATTCTGTTTTTCCCATGCCCGGGCGCCCGGCGACGACAATTAAATCCTGCAGGTTGATTCCGCCGGTCGCATCGTCCAGTTCCTCGATCCCGGTTTTAAGGTTGCGGGTGCCCTCTTCGCCGTCCATGCGCTTCTGCATGGTTTCCATGTAAGGCGGTAACAAATCGCTGATATGTACCGGCTGAACGTCGCCAGTGTCGCCTGTCATATCCAGCAGCTGCGCCACGGCAGTTTCGACAACCTGATCGCGCTGCTCCTGGTTTATTGCATCACGAATACCATCCGCACCATCCTGCAGTAATTGCGCGATGGTTCTGCTTCGCCAGGCCTTAACCATTTTTTTGGCGTAGCCTTTGAGATTGACGATCGATGTCGGAAATTTGCAAATGTCGGCGAGATTGGCCAGCGTCCCCTGTCCGCCAATGGCTTCGCTAATGTACATCATGTCAATTAAGCCGCCGCTCAATGCCTGCGCTTTGATCACACCGTAGATCTGCCTGTAGTATGCGACGCTGAAAGCCTCGCTCGGCGTGCTGGCAATCACATCAAAGGCGTCCGGCGTGGCGCCGCCGTTCATCAGGCAGCCAAGAACCAGACATTCCAGTTCCTGAGTGGAATACATCATCTGCATCATAAAGCGCCCTCCCTGGTCTTACGCAATGTCTCTGGTTTCATCAGATAATCAAAGCTGGCGCGCCATCCGCCATTTTCACCAAAGTAAAAATCGGAGGCGTCAGTGCGGAATTTTTCGAAATAACCCAGAAATGCGCCCGTGGTTTTGTTTTTCATGTGGGCGGCAAGACGGGTGATCATCCGGCGGCGGTCGGTGTCCAGTTCAGCAGCTGGCAGAACGTCAGCAAAAATTTCGTTGTAGCCGTTCATAACGGCTTCCGGATCAATATCGGTTTCGGTCACCGCCCATGCTTCAGCGTCAGCGAGATAACCATCAAAGCGGTTTACCCGGCAGATGTTCGCAGGCTTCGGCAGACTATCGCCACGGCGGCGCCATGTGGCTAGAACCCAGCGGATAACTAACTGCAATTCGTCCAGGGTGTACCCTTCCCGGGTGGTGGTCGGCGTCAGCATCATCACAAACGGTTTCAGGTCACGGCAGCGGGTACCGGTTTGCTCGTTGTAAAATTCCAGCGCTTTTTTAGCATCAGAATTAATTTTTTCATCGCCTTCCCCCGTCTGGGGGTTAGGGGGATCTATAGGTTCTATGACTGGTTCAAAAGAGTGACTGGTTCTGGTGCCGCCACACGGCATAGGGGCTATGCTTTTTGGCGGCATACCTGTGCTTTTTGACGGCATAGGGGCTATGCTTTTTGGCGGCATAGGGTTATCAAGTTTCATACAGTACAAATTCGACGCGTTACCCTTCCCGTTTTTTACGCCCGGGCGGTTTTCTTTCACCAGCAGGCCCATAGAAATTAACGCATCGATATGGTCACGCACCGCGCTTTTGCTGCACTCGCAGTGATCCGCAATATGTTTGTAAGACGGCCAGCATTCGCCGGAATCATTGGCGTTATCAGCCAGTTTGATCAGCACCAGTTTTCGAATCGGGTTTCCGGTCTTGATTGCCATTGCTTTGGCCATAAGCGTCATACTCATAGTCAGATCCCCAGCGAGTCAGCCAGCTGACGGCAGGCGATTTCGTATTCTTTCTGGGTGAGTCCCGCTTCCTGCAGATCTGCCTTGCGCAGTTCATAGCGTTCCCAGATTGTCAGCGCAGTAGCGCGACGCTCTTCGAAAATCGATTCGATATCTTCCATCGGGACTTGTACCCCGTTCCGGCGAAACCCATTCCGCCAGGTGATGCGGTCTTGTGTTCTCATTGGTCTTTCCTCGGTACAGGTTAAACGCTGGTCAGGCGCTGTGTTTCTCGCATAGCTTGCAAAGCTCTTGCGACTTGCTGCGGCCCGTCTCTGGCGTCGAGTAACAACGCAATAATCGCTGCGGCAAACTCACGAATGGCCACACAAATTAAATACTGGGTGGACATACCCAAGCGCGCGTAACGTTCTGCCGGCAGCGCCGCTTCCATCGCTTTGACCAGCGCCATAGTTTTGGCTCTCGCGGCTTTGGTCTCGCCTCGCAACCAACGAAAAATTTGTTGGCGGTTGTTGTTGATTGCCCGCCAGTCGGCGTTTCCATCTGCATCTTCGATCTGGTGCAGCTTCAGCGAACCGGTATTACCACCAAGACGAAACCACATGCGGCTTATCTCGATAGCAACCAGCTCCTGCCCGCTTTCCGCTGCCCAGTTAAAGATCTCTCGTTTAAGTTCTTCGAGGTATTCCACTTCGAGCGTCTCCTGTCGCTGAAAATTGATTAAGCGTAATCAGATTTCGATAACGCAGATTGTTAAGCTGCATTCTGTTCCGGAAGTCCGTCAGTTGGTTTTCGGTAAATATTGGGGAGTAGATCATGCGGTGTTACTTGATAGCCAGTTGCAGCGGCCCATTTCAATGCAGTTGCAGCACCAAGAAGGCATTTTCCAGATGCAACGCGACTGACATAGCCCTGCGTCTCGCCAACCACTTGAGCGAAATCCTGCTGGCGAACGCCAGAGGTCTTTAGATAGGTTTTAAGATCCATATGTCCTCCTGAGATGTATGTGACACATGAATATTAGTTTTAATAATATCCGAGTGTCAATACTTATGCGATTGGGCGTAAATTAATTTTGCGAATAATATGGACGCCATGAGAAAAAAAACACTCGACGCGGATGAATCACAAACCGCTCAACGTCTCCGGGACATCTGGAACGAAAAAAAAGTAACTTTACGCCTTACACAAGAAAAGGCGGCGGATGCACTTGGCTTCAGTACACAGGCTACTGTCAGCCACTATCTGAACGGTAATATTCCGCTAAACACCGACGCCGCTCTAAAGTTCGCAGCTTTGTTGGGAGTAAAACCTGAGGACCTACGGCCCGATCTTGCAGAACTGATGAACTATGTTCGAAAATCGGGTACACACGTTGATGATTATTCGTCAGCAGGGTGGCGTCTGTTGAAGCCAGAAGAAGCCGAACTCATCGAGCTGTATGAAAGACTTCCTCAAAGTGAAAAGGAAAGGCATCTATCTGAATTAAAAGATAAAGTAGTTGGTTTTGACCGTTTATTTGAAGAGTTACTCGCAGCTAGAAAGCAATAAATACCCCTCCAATCAAAGAATCCCGCGAGTCGGGATTTTTTTTCGCTTACCAATCAATGGCATATAATTAATATTATTTTTACGAGTATTTTTTGCTTGACCCAAAATATGCTCAATTCTAATATTCATCACATCAACGACGCACTAACCACGCGGCAGTTGTTCAGAAACAGTTCTGACAGTCCGGAAAGACGGGCACGAATTCTTCGGGTCGCCGACAGTACGATGACATACGGGAAAGACCGCAACGAACATCCATTGCTGTGTGTAGTCTTGGCCCGGGCGCCCCGGGCATTTTTTTAACACAGTAACGATTTATGCGACCCTTCAGTGAAAACTGAAGCCCTCGAAAAGAGGGACCCTGTGAGGAAAGACCAGTGAGCCTGACCAGCTCTGGCGCCGGGAAAGACCGGGAGGAAAGACCAATGACCAACGGGCATGACCAGCCCTGACAGCCGGGAAAGACCGGCAACCTTTAGATGGCAAAAGGCCCGCACAAGGCGGGCCAGTTACCCCGAACGGTGACCAAACCATTCGGACTTATCACAAGCGACCAAGCTTGTGATGAGGAAAGACCGATGCCGACAGAGTCAACACTGATCGGCTCTGAGTATACATCAACAAGGAGTCGCTATGGAAGCGCTTACCATCCCCGTGAAGCTGTACATTCACTACATCACTAACACTTTCTCATCCGATAAATATCACGTATCAATCTGTGACATGTCACGGAACCACCCGGACATTTATGTGCTGCTGGAAACGCGTGATATCGCCATCGATATAAACCAGCCGGAACCCTTCGACCTTATAGCCCTGCAGGTTGACCAGCTGCGCAGCCAGAAAGAAAACCTTGCTGCCGATGCCCAACGTCAGATCGCAGCGGTCGATGACAAAATTCAACAACTGCTTTGCATCGATCATTCTCAGATTGAAGAAAGTGATATCCCCTTCTGAGGCGCTTATGAAGAAAAATCCAGTTATCGAAAAAGTTATGGCTTCCGGCCTGTCTGTATTCGAGCATGAAAATAATAGCGACTTTGGTTCAGGAACTATGCATATCACTATTATCGGTGGTGTCCGGCGAGTCGAGTTCTATCCAACGACAGGCACAGTCTATGCCAACGCTGAGAAGGGAAAGTTTCCTGCATTCCGACAGAAAAAAGCCGGTATTGAAGTTGCAATCCGTCTCGCTAAATCCGGCGCCTGACCTGCGCCAGTAACCAAGAGGAAAGACCATGGATATTAGAAAATTGCTGGAAAGAATTCACGAAGTTAAAGACCGATTAGAGCGAGCAAACAGAATTATCAAAATTTGTGGTAACGAATGTCATTCCTCCGGGATTTTTGCGGATGGAAGAAACGGCGAGTGCTATCTAAAGGTCGATTCATCAGAAATTAAAGAACTGGCAGAAAGCCAAAAGGTTCATCTCGAAAGCGAACTAGAGCAGTTGGAAGAAGCAAAACAAACGGCAGAACGCGTGATCGCCGGGCTGCTCCCTGAAATTAAACAAAACGCCTAACCAGCGAATTAGTCACGAAAGAGGAAAGACCAATGACCATCTACAACGGCTTATTTGAGCCAAAGAAATCGGCGATTAAAGACTGCGGAGCCGTGCAGCTGGCGATCGCCATCGATGCGCCAAACAAAAAAGTGGCCGAAAGCATTATGACCGGCAAACTCTGGGAATCATACCCGGCCAATGGTGACAACTATTTCAAACCGAAACTGTGGGAACACGTTGAAGGCCAGCCGCTGCCGACCGTTGGCCAGTTCGATGAGTCATTCGCCCAGCAGCATACTTTTGACGGTGGAAAATGGATTTCTACTGTGCAGGATAGCGCTTCCGGAAGTAGTGCTGGTTTACCTGCCGACGATGAAGTGATCGACCTGATGACCGTTTCCGCAGAGGAACGCTTTGCTGCCGTCCTGCTTTTTAGCACCGCGGCGATTGACGGCCATCTTTATTCTCAGGTTGTGGATTATCTGGATAACCTGAAAAACCACGATGGGGAATTTGAAGAGGAAGATCGCTTTAACTTTAACGTGCTATGCGCCCTGCAAAATAACTTCCCGGTTCAAAGCATGCACGTGGAAGGGCTGAATAATCTTGTTCAGGGTATTTTCTCCCATTTTGAAAACCAGACGCCAGGCAAAGCGGCTATCTCTCAGTTCGTTAAACGCTGGCTTGAGAATCCGGGCAAGCGCGACGAACTGGCCCCCGGCGTATATAAAAATACCGCTCTCAGCACCAGCACCGATGACAATAAAACGCCAGTGGTTATTTCTAAGCGCGGGTATAAACACACTTATGCAACGCTGGATCAGGAGATCGCTACCGCCCTTCTCCCACTGGCGCCTGATGCGCCGGTACTATCCGGAAACCTTCTGGACGCTAAGAAGATGATTTCCGATGACCGGGAAGATTTTAAACGCTGGTCAGCATCGCTGCACACCACGCCGCAGATACTCAAATACGACCGCGCCAGCATCTTCGGTGTGGTGCAGAACGTACCGGCGAAAGATACCTACCATTTTCCTGACAGCCTGCGGCGCCACATCGATTCATGGCTGGAGGCAAACGGCCGCTTTGAAGAAACCGCGACAGGATCCGTTAAACAACCAGAGGCGACGCAAAATACCGCCTCAAACGTGGGTGAAAAAGAGGAAGTGCCGCCGTCGGTTGTAACCGATACCCAGGCCAAACAGGCGCGTGAGGCTCTCAATGATATGGGCTATGGGGTATATGCATCTGGCGAGGGGGCTGAGCCGGAAGAGAAGTTAAGCGTTAAGGCTGAAAAAGTGGCAGGCGAAGCCGCTCGTTTGGCTCGTGATATCAACCTCAAAGATCGCATGCCAGACGCCGGAGATTTGATTCCAGCAACTCAACCAAATGAAAATATAGACTCAAAAAAAATTGAATCATATCTATCTGAATTGAATGACGACCAGGCCAAAGCAAACCTTAGTGTCTGGAATCACGTCCAGCGCACAGATCCGGCCTTCGTCGAAAAGAATAGCTTCGGCGCAGGGCTTCACTCAATCCGGGCACAGTACATGCTGATGCGCGCAACGGAAGTTTTCGGAATGGAAGGAACCGGTTGGGGAGTTGATATCAAAGAAGAGCGCATAGATCGAGGTGTGCCGCTTATGGAGCCAATACAGGACCAATCAGGAAAAATAATTGGCCAGAAGCCGGTAAGGGACGGGGATGGCTCATTATTCTGTTTATCCGTACATACAATTCGGATTGAACTCTGGTACCTCCGGGACGGAAAGAAGGGGCGCATTCCGGCTTATGGACATACGGATTACATCACCAAAGGGAGTGATGGTGCATTAAAAATGGAGAAAGAAGCCGCCAAAAAATCACTGACTGACGCTACTACCAAAGCTCTATCCCACCTCGGATTTGGTGCAGACGTTTACATGAACATGCATAACGACAATGAATACACCTCAAAATTGAATGAGATATTCGAAATCAAAAAAGCCAGCGAAAGCATTGAAGATATAGTGCGGCTTCGTCAGGAATTAGACGACGACCTTACCTCCGTTGCTGAAACCCTATCTACTGGAGTGTCTGTTAACGAAGTTGAAAAAGTGTTTGGCACTATTGCCCGAAAACTCGAAGTGCACCGCAAGGATGCAGAATCAAAAGGTGACACTCAGCGTTCTAGATACCTCAGTGGCCGGTTACGCCGCCTGACTGATATCAAAAATGGACGTATCGCCGAACTGAATAAATCCGAGGAGAAAGCATAATGACTTCCACCACTGCTATTGCCATCGCTGCCGACTACCAGAGCTTGCTGCAACTGCTGGAAAGCTCTGATGAACTGACTCCGGAAATGATCGCCGATACCCTTGAAGGCATGGAAGGAGAACTGGCCGATAAACTGGATTCCATCATGGTTATCGCACGTAATAACCTCGGCAATGCCAGCACCTGCGATGATGAAATAAAACGCCTGGCCGAACGTAAGAAGTCCTTTGAGAATAAGGATAAGGCTCTGCGTAAGTATATTCTCTCCTGCCTGATGGCGGCCGGGTTGGATAAGCTGAAAACGGCAAAAAACACTTTCACCGCTCGCAAAGGTAGCGTCAGCGTTGTGATTGATAATACAGATCTTCTCCCCGATGAACTGGTGACTACTCAGGTTGTTATCGCGCCCGATAAAAAGGCTATCAAGGAAGCGATTGAATCAGCACAGGCAGCAGCGGCCCAGATTACCGCTGACGGTGGAGAGATACCGGAAGAACTGTTAAACCCAGTGCCGGGCGCTCACCTTGAGATTGGCGAACGTTCGCTGCAGGTGCGCTGATATGCTGAAACTCACACTGAAACGAGGCGACGCGCTTCACGTCGTGTTTCCGGACGGTACTAACGGGATAATCGAAGCCTGCGCACGTTGCGAACTGGCTATGCATTTCCCGCGAAGTACCAAAATCACCCGCGAAAATGGCGCGTTTCTGAATAAACCCAACCTGATTAAGCATAATCAGAAATAAAAACTAACCATCGCTAGCATAGCTGCCCCCTTTGAAAACGGAGAATGCTATGCTGCGATGGCAACCGGGAGCTGTATTGCTCTCAGATTTCGATATCAAGATTGGCCGGTTATCCGCCAGCGTACGAAAGAAGACCCTGACCAGGACTGAAATCGAACGCGCATGCGAAGAAGCTGATAACGCGATAGTCGGCATGATGAGGAAAGACCATGCGACACGAAAACGACATCATCTCAAGGGAGGAGATGATTGAACTAACCGGAACCCCTCTTAAAACCAGGCAATGCGAAGCACTGCGCCGTGCTGGTATCTTCTTCATTGAAAGGGCTGATGGACACCCCAAAACAACATGGGGCCACTTCACTAACCCGATAAAATACCGCAACCAGAACACTGAAGAGTTGCAGGAAGAGGAACCGGATTTCGGAGCGGTATTCAATGGCCGGAAAGCGTAAAAACCCTGCCGATAACTGGATGCCGCCCCGCGTCTACCGTGGTAAAGCGGCATATGAATTCAGGAATAAGGATAACAAAGCCATACGGCTTTGCGCGCTAACCGAGCCGCAATCAGCCGTTTGGCTGGCCTATGAAAAAGCTGTGGGTGAAGAAAAAGAGAGGAGAACCTTTCAGACTCTTGCCGATCAGTTTATGTGCTCCCCTGATTTTATGGATTTGGCAGCTGAAACCAGAAAAGACTACGTAAAGTATTCAGGCAAGGTTCTACCCGTTTTTGGGAAAATTAACCCGGATAAAATTAAACCAGAACACATCCGGCGCTATATGGATCAGCGTGGCATGGCCAGTAAAACGCAGGCTAACCGGGAAAAGAGTTTTCTTTCGCGGGTATTCCGTTGGGGTTATGAGCGCGGTTACGTTCAGCATAATCCCTGTCAGGGCGTTAAGAAGTTCAAAGAGACAGCCCGAGAGCGTTACATCACCGACGAAGAATACAAAGCGGTTTACGATGTTGCTCCGGACGTAGTTCGCGCCACCATGGAAATCGCTTATTTGTGTCTGTCCAGACAAAGCGATGTGCTGGCTTTGACTGAAGACCAGATACGGGAAACCGGGATCTTTATCCGTCAGGGGAAAACAGGCGTGAAGCAAATCAAAGCATGGTCGCCTCGCCTGCGCGCAGCTGTCGCCCTCGCCCGTTCTCTGCCGTTAAAGCCGGGTATACGTAGCCTGTTTGTCATTCACCAGACCAGCGGCAGCAAATACACCCGCGACGGTTTTAATTCACGCTGGCGCGACGCCAAAATCGCAGCGCAGGAAAAGAACCCGCACCTGCAGATAGATTTCACTTTCCATGATCTGAAGGCGAAAGGTGTTTCTGATCTGGAAGGAAGCCTCGAAGAGAAACAGACGATTTCTGGTCATAAAAATTCGAGGCAAACGGCAATTTACGACAGAAAAACTAAAATTGTGCCGGTTGTTGGTGGTCAGAAAAAATGAATCGCTATGCGTTCGCGGAAAAATCATCTTCGGACGCATCTTCGGAAAGGAGAATTGCAGGCATAAAAAAACCACCCGTAGGTGGTTTTACACGACACTGCTTATCATTGATTTTATTAGTTTTATCCCAATGGTACCCGGAGCGGGACTTGAACCCGCACAGCGCGAACGCCGAGGGATTTTAAATCCCTTGTGTCTACCGATTCCACCATCCGGGCTCGGGATAGAAATTGGAGGCGCGTTCCGGAGTCGAACCGGACTAGACGGATTTGCAATCCGCTACATAACCGCTTTGCTAACGCGCCTTAATGCTTGAACACCCGCTGATGCCGATGTTGTAAACTGGAGCGGGAAACGAGACTCGAACTCGCGACCCCGACCTTGGCAAGGTCGTGCTCTACCAACTGAGCTATTCCCGCATCATCAAGCTAATTTGCTAATTACTTGATTTTGTTATCGTCTGTCAGACAGTGCTGCCGTTCGATGCGTTGCATTCTACTTACCTGGCGCAATGAGTCAACGATATTTTTTAAAACCTTGTGTTGTTTGCTGAAAATTGCGCCGAAACGA